GACATGGGGTGGAACATTGCCAAGTTAAATGTCTACATGCGCGATCAGGCCGCACGCATCGGGTCGAGTTTTGACTTTGAGATCAAGTCCAGCGCCAATGGCCCAGGCATCCTCGAGGTCAAGAATGTCGACTGGGTCCAGTATCAGAAGTCATGGATCGATGACGGCGCAGGAAACATCGAGGCACCAGAGCACATCGAGTTGCAGGTCCAGCACCAGATGGAAATCAGCGGCTTCGAGTGGTGCGCGATTGTGGCCCTTGTTGGAGGCAACGAGCAAAAGATAGTCCTCCGAAATCGCGATCGGGATATAGGCAAAAGTATACGCGAGAAGACCAGCGAATTCTGGGGTCGCGTGCTACAGAACCAGCCTCCCAGCGCCGACTACACCCGCGACGCTGAGTTCATCATCAAGCAATTGCGCAACGGCGCAGATGAAGGCCTGGTGGCCGAGGCCGACCGCGAACTTGAGGACATGATCAAGCAGTACGAGTTTGTGCGCAAAGAAGCCAGCGACCTCGAGAAGATTAAGGAACAGCGACGCGCCGAGATCCTCGAGCGCATTGGCCGCGCCAGCAAAGTCCTCACCAGTTTTGGCTCGCTATCGACGGGGCAAGTCAAAGGCCGCTCGGGCACTCTCATCACGCCTGAGATGGTCGGCACAGTCATCGGCGCAACCGAGGGCTACCGCAGTTTCCGTTTTTACCCAAAGAAGGAGAAGTAACCATGGCAACCGAACAACGCATTTACAAAGTCACCAGCGGCGAGCGAGCCTACCTGGTCCAGGCTATCAGCCAGGCACAAGCACTGCGCCACATCGCAGGCCGCATGTACCAGGTCGAAGCCGCCAGGCCAATCGATGTCGCCACGCTCATGAGCAACGGCATCAAATTGGAAGTGGCCAGCGCACTACCCGAGCAAGACCAACTGAAACTTGAAGGAGCACAAGCATGAGCACCGGAACCGAAATCACCCCCATCGAGGCAATGCGCGGCACCCTCGTAAAAATGCAACCAGAATTCCAGGCCGCACTGCCCCCGCAGATCCCGGTCGAGAAATTCATCCGCACCACCCTGACAGCCGTGCAAATGAACCCGGACCTACTGGGCGCTGATCGCCGCAGTCTGCTGGGTGCATGCATGAAGGCCGCACAAGATGGCCTGCTGTTGGATGGCCGCGAGGCCGCGCCCGTGATCTTCAACACCAAAGAGGGCAAGAAGGTCCAGTACATGCCTATGGTCGGCGGTATCCTAAAAAAGATCCGCAACAGCGGCGAGTTGGCCAGCATCAGTGCGCATGTGGCCTACGACAAAGACCAGTTCGAGTACGAGTTGGGCGACAACGAAAACATCGTGCATAAGCCATTCCTGGGCGAGGATCGAGGCAAGCCGGTGGCTGTCTATGCCGTGGCCAAGACCAAGGACGGCGCGATCTACCGCGAGGTCATGAGCGTGTCCGATGTCGAGAAGGTGCGAGCCGCCAGCCGCGCAGGCAAGTTCGGACCATGGGTTGATTGGTGGGATGAGATGGCCAAGAAGACCGTCATCCGCCGCATGGCCAAGCGCCTGCCATCGAGCGCCGATGTGGACAGCGTATTGGCCAATGACCTGGAGGCATCAGGATTCACTCAGCAAGCCCCACAGGCGCCGATCAACATCACGCCAATGCCAGAGGCCCAGCAAGCCCCTTTGAGCCGCCTGAAGGCCTCTATGGCCCCGCAGGTGGACGAGGCTATTGATGCCGCTACCGGCGAGATTACGCAAGCGGAGGTGGCCAATGTCCCAACTGCTGACGCCTAAAGAATTGTGCGAGCGGTGGAAGGTCGCCGACAACACCCTGCGCAAGTGGCGGGTGGCCAATGTCGGACCGGCCTACATCAAACTGGGAGAGGGTCGAAACAGCGAGGTGCGGTATCGCATCGAAGATGTCGAAGCCTTTGAGAAAAGCAATCGATTCACGACCGACAACAAGTGAGGAAAGCCATGAGGAACAGAATGATCACAATCCTGATTGTTTGCTCCCTTGGCTGGATCAGTGGCTGTGCCAGCGATAAGCCTGGCAAGCCGCCCACACCAGTCGAGCAGGAGTTGATTCTTGATAAACAAATTCACTCACTCAGCCGCAACGAAGTTATCACTGCGGTTCGCGAATGTGAATCAACTGGCCTTCGTGCCGTGATGATGTATGGAAAACGAAAGGTCAACGGGTACTCAGCGGACATCGTCATCGATGTCACTTGCGCACCCAGGTAGAAAAAAACCCCAGGGCCGAAACCCTGGGGTGCAACGCCGCTGAAGGAGAATGGCAACTGCTGAAGCGCGGCGAATGGAGACAATCGTTACATAAGTTCAAAATGAGGGCCGTCAATGAACGGCCTTTTGTTTTGTCTGCGGCGATCATCAATGTAGTACATCATGGCCTCTTCCATGGTCCCGCGCCATAGTCTGATGTCGGGCACATTCCACGCGGCGCCCCAGCGGATCGGCACATTTCGCTCGATCGCGGCCTGCTTCATTGCGTCGGCGATGTTGTCGTACAGATTGAGTTCCCAACTAATGCGGCCATCAATAAACGCCACAAGATCTACCGCTTGTCCTTCAACATGTTTGCCGCCGTATTTGATTTGGCTGGCGCCTTTATCAAACAATTCGATTTGTCGTTCTGTCGTGCGCAATCCTTCAGTCACACCAAAATCGATGGTCGTGATTTCAATTGCACGACACACAATATCAACCAATCGATCGTCAACACCATCGAGTCGATCGATGCTTTGCTGTGATAGTTTGAATGTCATTTCTTGAACACTTGTGCAATGCTAGGCAATACCTTCTCTGCACTGCGGCCAATCACATAGCCACCAATGCCAAGTTCGACAATGTCCCACAACTTGATGTATTCGGCTTCGGTAAGGTTGGGCGCGGCCCATCCAAACCATCTAGCAACGATTAACGCGCCAAAGGTAAGCATGAGTATTGGTCGCCAGTTTGCGGCCAGCCAGTGCTCGCTTGCGGCCTCTGCTTTGACAATTTCACCACGCACTGTCAATTCAGTGAGTTCACCTTTTTGCGCCATCTCCATCAAGGCCAGTTTTGCCTGGTCCTTTTTTTCTTGATCTGGCCACAGACGGTCGATCAATTGACTGCCAATGTTTAGAGCCGCTGTTACTGGATCTGCCGCCATGGTGGCCTCCTATTCTTTGTCTTCCTTGTTCTCAAGTTTCTTAAAGATCAGGCCAAGCGTGTTGTCGATCTTATTGAACCCATCTTTCATGTCGCGTTTTATTTCGCCGACTGCTTCCTTAAAGTCATCGCGACGCACAAAGTCTTCGTGCATCTTCACATCCATTTGCCGCAGATCTTTTTTTAGTTCCACGATGGCATCCCAGATGACTTTAAGAATCCAGCCGCCTGCCGCACCAGCCGCCGCGACCACCCAGTTGAAAATCATTTGATCCATTGCTCATCCTTATGGCTGTGCATCAGGCACAGCATCCCAAGTTTGGTTTGCTTCGTTCCATGTGTAGCGGCCATCATCCAAAGGATAAGGTGCAGGCGCTTTCCACAAGCAAGTCTGATCATCAAGCAACCAGGATGCGTATGGCTTGGGCGGGATGAATGCATCGCGCTGTGCGTCGTACGAATAGCCAATGCCTGCGTAGTTTTTGCGCAAGGCTTTTGTTTGGTCAGCACTAGGCTCACCAGTCTCGGGATTGTAGTGAACGCCACCACGCGTGTTGTATGAAGTCTGAATCCATTGACCAGGACTCGAGTCCACAAAGGTATCAAAGAATTCTGGTTCGGCAACGATGACTTGTTCGACGATGCCGTTGTTTACTTTTGCAAAATGTGCCATTTGATTCTCCTAAATTAACTCAACTGATAGCGAACAATGACAATGCCAGATCCGCCAGTTCCACCAGTAGTAGGTACATCTTGCCAAGAACCACCGCCACCACCAGATCCAGTATTTATAGATCCATCAAGACCATAAGCCAATGAACCTACATTAGTAAAGTTTCCTTTACCTCCACGGCCACCACCACCAGATCCTCCTGTTCCCGCTGTTCCAGAACTACCACCGGTTGCATAGGCCGATCCACCTCCACCACCAGCGCGAGTAACAGATGATCCTGTAATTGATGACGCAACTCCATTGCCACCATTACCACCAGTTCCACTGCTTGCGGCTTGTCCAACTTGTCCTGCTCCGCCACCTCCACCGCTTGCGTAGGGGCTTCCATATGCCGCATTACCACCAGCATATCCTTGTCCGGTTGTGCCTGATCCAGGGCTAAAAAATGATCCATCATAAGAGCCAGCGCCACCACCGGAGCCGCCAGCCTTTCCGGCTTTAAGAGAGGAATTTACATCTCCATATACGCCACCGCCACCACCACCTGTTGAAGTAATGCTTTGAAAAACAGAATTGCTACCATTGGTTCCTCTAGTTGCTTCTGTATTTCGTGTAGTTCCTGCTATACAGCCCGCTCCACCAGCGCCAATGGTTACGGTGTATGTATTTGCAGACAAAGATAATCTAGATTCAGCAGAAGATCCTCCGCCAGAAGATTCACCAACAACAGAGCAACGATAACCTCCTGCTCCACCTCCTCCTGCTAAATCTCCGCCACCTCCACCGCCACCTGCAATTACAAGATATTCAACATCTGAAAGCGTCAATCCGCTTGGAACAACAAACGATGACGAAGAAGTAAATGTATGAATTCGATACGATCCAGATGTTGTAATTGTTCCACCAGTAGGCAATGCTTGAACGGTTTTATTAACGCCGTTTGCGCTAATCGTTCCATCACTATTAATCACTTTAATTTCAATCGTGTCACCAGCAGTTTGACCATACACAGCGGCAGGCACAGTAACAGTTGCAGATCCACTTGAAACAGATACACCGGTCACATCAGCGACAGTTGAGCCACTTTCAAGAAAACGAACGGTGATTGTGCTTGTAAAGTTTTGACCAGATACAACAAGGTTTGATGCCGCGCCAGCGTAGATCGTGCCAGTCACGCCAGATATAAACGGACGCGTCACAGCATTCCATTGTGTGCCGTCGTACACCTCAACAGATCCAGTGTCAGTGTTGAGTCGAGTCCAGCCAAGACCAGCAGATGCAGGCCGTTCAGCAGTCGTTCCAGCAGGCATGTCAAAAGCGCCGGTATACCCAGCACTTGTGTCCTGCCCCATTCTTGCCATGTTTCGTGCTTTGCTCATATCGATTCCTTATGCCGTGAATGTGCCGGACGAAGTGAAGGTGTGGATCGTGTATCCGCCGGACGATGTAACGGTTCCACCAGTTCCACGCTGGGAACCAGCGTAGCGAATTATTACGATGCCAGAGCCTCCATTACCAGTTGCGCCTGTGTGGTCGGTATCTCCTGCGCCTCCACCGCCACCTGTATTTGCTCCGCCTGCGCCACCTTGCGCCCCTGATAAGCCGGAGGCGCCAGCGGCACCCGAATTACGGGCTGAACCTCCTCCTGTGCCAGCCGCTCCAAGTCTTGTTGAGCCACCACCACCGCCGCCTAGACCGCCGTTGCCACCACCGTTGCCCGATTCAAATCCGCCGCCACCACCGCCGCCAGCGTAGTAATAGTTGTTGCCATCAATATTTGATTGAACCCCCACACCGCCCGCGCCTGCTTTGGC